GCCCATAAGTGCGTCCGCGGTAAGGCCGCGAACACACCCCTTAGATCGGTCTTTGACCGATGGTAGGCGGGAGCCTCGATACCCCCCAGTGAAACTGGAAGGTACCGTTGGGCAAGTGCGGGTGGCAAGAAACCTTGCATCCGCAGCTCCCATCGCTTGCTGAGAATTGGACGTATTACGTCAAATCCTCCACCGAGCCAAGCCAGCATGCCTTGCATCTGGCGAGCCTTGCCAATGGCAGGGTTTGGCTCATCTTTTCCTTCGTGCTCCTTAGCACAAGGGGAAAGCAACCTTATTTTCATCGCATCGATGTGAGGTTGTTTGGCGTAGGGAACATCCCGAAGAGGTACTTGCCTCTTCCAGATGTCCTTATCGTCCAAGCCTACCGTGAGGAGCATCTCCTCACAGTAGAAACCACCTCTCGAACTTATGAAGTTCTGAGGCCACGAGACGGACATTCCGTTTAATTCGTGGTTGAGCGAAATTCGCTCAAGGTAACGGCGTGGGCCCTGACCAAAATGGTCGTCGCCCGAACATGCGAAGCACCTCCACAGAATCGGTGGAGGTCCTTGCATACGCCCCAGATGATAGAGAAACTCTTCATCTGGACATTCTACCAAGTCGTAGAATAGCCGAAGTAGCGCTTCCAACTCTGCACAAAGGTTGTGCATAGTTAGAACTATCTTCGCCCCGGGATCTCCCATTAGGATACCCCGGGTGGTGGGCTGATCAAAGAATTCTTTGATCTCCCCACCCTCGTAAATTCTCGGGCTGCAAAGCAGCTGAGAACATAACCTGAAATACGGGTCACTGTCCCGGTTCAGGCCACGATGAAGGCCTCGAAGCATTGCTTCGGAGTACTCGTGTACACAGAAATCTGTGGCTTGCGAGAGATCGCTACTTAAGTAGTAGCGATCGCCTTTAGGTGGAGGGCAAGATCTTCCTTGCCTCTTCACCCACTCATAGAGTTGCCAACCTCTGGTAAGACCAGAGGTTGCCGATGGGTGAGTTCTTAACGCACCTATCACGTGGTGGGACCACGGCTGCAATAACATTGTCAGCCAGTCTTCCCCCACTGTGACAACCCGGGACTTTGCCCCGGGTTCGCCAATAGCTGATGGTCGTATTGACGGCCATCGGCCAGACATTCGAAGAATGTCGTTTTCGCTTTGGTACGGGGAGCCTAACAGAATTTTCTGTTTTAGGCCCTCTTCGATGGCCCATTGTAGCAGCTGATAGCCTGTTACATGGTCCAATCCGTACAGCGGATCCTCGAGTTTGAAGTTATCAAAATCGAGGTTCATGCGGTCGTCGCTTTCGCCGGCCTCATGATGCAGCTCATGGTCCAGGGAATCCCTGCACATGGTCTGCCAGCGAGGCGTACCGGCTTTTAGCCAGTACGACTTACCGAACCAGGTCGCCTCTAAGACGTCCTGGTCCGGGCAAGCATTACTCCAAGCTCGGAATTTCATTCCGACCTCGGAGGCTCTG